AAAATACATCTCCTTATCGTCGATGCTGTAACTATAAATCATTCATGTGAAGATATTATGTAGATAATACAAAACCCCTCTCTGCTGTAATGGCGGAGAGGGATTTTAATATGCCTATTTATTTTTAATGTGCGTCAGTCGTCGGAGGATTGGCAGTTGTGTTCTCCTCAACTGATTTTGCAGCGGCTTGCTGCGCTCCGTTATCGAACTGCTCTACGGTACCGAGTAAATTCTGCATCGGTCCATCCGGCAGCGCCTGATCCGCTTTGCTCTCTACCTGACTCTTTAGATTGGCCACGACTTTAAGCAGGAACGGCGGCAGCGCGACGCCAATGTCGGATATATTTTCTAAGATGCTGATAATCTCATTACAAATCAACCACACAGCTACAAGTGACGCAAATAAAAACCCAAAGTGTAAAGTAATTCCGGCCTGATCCGTTGCATATGTAATCAAACTGTCCACTACTGCACCGATTGCTACTAACAGCCACATACACACCTTTTTAGCAATGCCGCGAAAGCCGATGTAGCTGCTGATCTTTTGGTTCCGGTACTTGGCAGCAGCAAGACCGGTACCATAGTCGATGATGTTGACAGCCACCAACAGAAGTGCCGGAATAGCCAACACACCCAACCATGCTGAAAGTACAGTAAAAACCGCGATAAACGTTGCTTTGATTTTGTCCATTAATGTAATACCTCCGTTTTTTATTTATTTGATGCTTGCGACAAACTGCTTTACCCCGTTGACAAACACCCCTGCGCCGGCTCTGGGCTTGCCAATGCCCACAACATAAAAATAACTGTCGTTTCCGCTGCGGTACCTGGGCAAGAGCGACACAACTCCGGGAGTGCCAGTTGATACTGTCGGCTCTTTATCACTGGTTACCTTGAATGTGTACGCCTGTCCAATGGAAAGACTCACCGACGTGGTCGTATCACACTTAAATACAGGAGCAGCAGCTGAAACATACTCAATCCACGGTGACTTGAACCAATGCGTCCACGGCCTGTCCTTCAGCCGCGTTTTAACAACACCGTAAGCAGTGCCTCGCGCTTCGATTACATCACCGTTGCCAATATAAACACCGAAGTGGCCGGGCATGTGTAAGCAGATTCCGGGGATTTCGGGGATGGTACCGATTGGGCCTTTTTCGGTGGCCTGATCAAATGCACCATTCGCGCTTTTGTCAAACTGCGTCAAATACTTTGGATTTTGGCCGTAAGCTTCGGACATCACATAGTATTTGAGTAAGCCGATGCAATCCGTCACCCGGTGCCCGATCCACTTATTGCCCAGCGTCCGCATTGCGCCGCCGGCAAGGTTATTGTCCGGGTACCGGGCAGCGCACTGATCAAGAATATCCTTGGTGCATACTTGTCCGATCGTGCCATACACATAACCGGTGCCAGCTGCTAACGCTTGCTTTGCAAAATCAACAAAGCCTAAATTTGTTTTTGACATAAAATAAACCTCCTAAAAATTAGAGCAGGAAGCGTCTGCCTCCTGCTCTTTTATTCTGTTGTGTATGTGTCCCCAGTGATGGTCTGATATTCATCTGCCGTTATGTAGCCTTTGCTGACCGCCGTTTTTAGCCGGTCTTTTGATAGGCCAAGGGAATACTGGATTCTGAAAAACTCATAATATCCGCTCATGCTTACACCCCCAGTGCGGCAAGCTGTGCCGCTTCAAGTGCTGATATTCTTTCTTCTGTAGTTGGTTGCTGGGCGGCTCCCTCGGCTGCGGCCTGATCTGCCAGAATAGCATTAATATGATTCTGTGCGGATTCCTCAATTGTCGCGCCGGGGTATGGCGCGAATCTTTGAATCTCAACATAAATATCACGCATGGTTGTAGAATCAGAAATAATATAAATTTCATCGTCTTCCCTAAGATACGCCATTGACTCAAGTGCTTTATCTGCCGGGCAGTCATTTATGGGAGATTTTTTATCCCAAATCTTGAAAATTAGGCTCATTTTATTTTCCTCCGAAGTATTATTTATTTGGCCGCTCTTATAAGTGACCATGATGTGCCATTGCCTAAGTATAAAGCTGGAAATAGTAATTTCCCGTTTTGAAATAACATAACGTCTTTGAAATAAAACGGCGCGTAATCGCATAATTTGTCTTTCAGTAAAGAGGCTATAAAAGTAAAATCATTTTGAACCCAGTATATGATAACCGATTCTTCGTCTTGGTATTGCTTAGGCGTTAATGACATAACATCCACTTTATTATGTGTTGCTATGTTATAATTTGCGCCGAATAACGCGATAATGTCATTATATTTTAATGCATATCCGTTAGCGTGAGAATTTGGGGGTGATGTTAGTGTTCTATAAGTATTAGTAAGTACGGAATACACAGTATAATTATTATTAGCACTACACATTAAGAATATTTCATTATCAACTAATATAGGCTTATAGTTATAATCTCCTGTTGGTAACGATGCTAAAGTACGGTATGTTTTAGTTATGATATTATAGGCGTTAGACATTCCAGGTAGTGATGGCTGTTGACCAAATAAAAATATTTCGTTACCGTATTTTATACTTGCACGACCGCTTCCCGAATAGTCCATAATAGTGGCGGAAGTATATGTATTATTCGTAATATTATAAATGTACGATGTCGCCACTTGAGTTCCTGCCGTATGTTGTGAACCACCAAAACAATAAATTGAATTATCTTCTGAATTAAAACTACATGAAATATATTCGGATGCAGATTGCGGATAAGATGCTAATGTTCTGACTGTATCTGTTATCATGTTATATGCATGGCTTGTTTGAATTTGTGCGGTATTATTATCTCCGCCAAAGCAAAATATTTCATTAGAAGTTGCGACAGTACCAAAATAGATTTTTGCAGTAGGTAATACCCCATTTATAGACCGATAAGTATGCGTAGTAAAATTATAGGCATTACCATTGGCAGTTAAATTGTTGTTAGTCTGCAACAGACCACCAATAAAAAATGCTTCGTTGCCATAAATTCCCGCACCACCTAATATTCTGCCATTAGAATTATCCGGTATTTCCCCGCTAGACATATATCCCTCACCGACATATGTATCTTTATCGAACACAACTTTTTTAGGAGTAATTTGAGTGGATGTCAACAAGCAAATTCCGTCAAACTTATCTGTAGGCAAAGTTGGCTGACAGAAGATATTAAAATCGCTTTTACCCCTGCCAGCGCTCTTAAAACCCAGCTTTGCACCGTCGAGCCGCACCCCGGTTACCCAGTTTTCAGCCTTAAACAAATCGGCTGGCAGCGGGTCGCCGTTTTGCAGTGTGGCTGTGACAGCTGTGCCGTTGACCGACCAGGTATCACCGTCGGCGATTGCTGCTTTGGCTAAAAACGTGATGTTGTTTCCGGTTCCGGCCAGATTGTGCACCGTGCCGGTTTTGGTGTGGGTGTAGGTGCTGATATGGGCAGCAGTATCTTCTCTATGATTCTGCTCCGTTTTCAGTTCAGCATCGATGATATCAGTATTTTCGTTAAAAACCTGAACGTCATAAAACTCATTTCCATCAGGCTTTGTCAAACTGTAATTGGTTGTTTCAGTTGCCAAGGTTTGTCCCCTCCCCATTTCTGATTTGAGTATGAGTGAATTGTGCCAGTTGGGCATGTGTAAATTGTTTCAGCTGCGCATGCGTAACAAAGATATAAATATAGGCGTAGGCCAGATGAGCCGGTTTGATTTCCTCAATGGCCGCTGTCAGGTCATCCATATTCGGCGGGATTCCGAGGGTTCCCGTAAATTTCACGTCAAACCGGTATTCTGCCGCATGCTCGATGATGTCTACGATCCCATTGGAAAAACTGGTTGCCACATTCTGAATCATTAGTTTTGTGGTAACGCCCTGTGACCGCAGTTTGCTTTCAATTCTGCTGCGACGAAAGTTATAGGATTTTGATACGTCTGTTTTCAGAGCCAGCGCCTTTTCCCAAAGAGTAAGGCCCCATGTTGCAGTTTGAACATTCAGCTGAAGGAGGAGGTCGTCTTTTGCATCCATCAGATTATCAATCTGTGTATTAAAGGCACTTTGTAATTCGGTCGCCTCTGTGCTGCCTTTGTAGTTCGGCGGCAGCATATCAATTAACGCCATCAGCTGACCACCACCGTTCCCATCACCGGCACCTGATCTGCTGCAACATCAATATTGGCCATCCCGCCGTTTACCGTCAGAGCGGTGTAATCAGTCACGCTTTCAATTCCAAGAAGAGTATAGGCAACCTGATTGTAAAGTACCTGATATTCTGACATGGCAGGGTTTCTCATATAAGCATCAGCAACCTTTTTTAGGTAAGCATCCAGCTTCGCGGCGAATTCGGCCTGAACGGTTTCGAGCGTGGTATCGGATCCTATAGTAATAGTGGCCGTTACATTGATTTGCAGTGCGGCGGCACTCTGTACAATAATTCCGTCTGCTCCTGGTCCTATCGGGCGTTCCTCTTCTATGTGCGCGGCGCAGGCGGCTACGACTTCAGCACTGACCGGCTGCTTATCTGCGTCTACGATCATAACCCCCACGGTACCGGGGCCATTGACCAGCGGCGTTACTTTCACAGCGCCCACGCCGTCAACTTCCAGCGCCCACTGTTCATAATGGTGCACATTTCCGCTTGTGGCCGGCTTTTGCAAATAGTTATAATACCGTGTGACAAGGCTGGCGTCGCTTTCCGGGTCTGTTCCTCCTATTGCCGCGGCGGCATTGGTGACAGCGGACAAGCCGCTGATGCTGTTATACTGATTGGTGATGCTTCCCGCCGGGACATTGTAATCTTCCCCGACCTCCACCGCATTCACCGTCACGTTTGCGGTACCGGCGGCAATCATAACCGCCGCTGCTGTTTCATATTCCAAGCCGTCCAACGTAAGGAATACGGTACCGGCCGGAATCATGGTGCCGTCGTTTCCTGCGAAAGTAAGCACCGTGTGCGCCTTGGTTCCGGGCTTTCGGGCAATTCCACGCTCTGCGCACCGCTTGTCGATGTATTCCCCGGATGTTTCATCAATGTAGGCGATTGGGATAACCGCATTCATAGCATCGTACACTTTCCATATCTGCGTTACTGTCGGGCTGACTAAGTTACTGGTGTAGCTGCCTTCCCGTGTATCCGCTTCGGTGATTTCAGATAATATCTCCGCTTTGATGCTTTCCGGCGTTTTATCTTCGAACATTCATATCCGCCTCCCCGTAAATAGTGACCAGCGTTCCGGTGATGGTCAGCAGACCATCTGTAAAATTCACTGCAATATTTTTCACATCGGTGATGTATGGGTTTATCATCAGGCATTCCCTTACATAGCGAGCAGATTCGGCTTGTTTCAATTCCTCCGAATAATTCTGGCCGACAAGGGATTCTGTTTCATTCCCATAATCCCAAGTAAATATCTCGTATCGGAAACGGTCTGTGTGCAGCGCGTTCCATGCCCACACTGAAACAGCTTCTTTTCCTTCCACCATGACCGGATTACCGTTTTTATAAAGCGGCCGGTTATTATCGTAATCCCAAGCTACTTCTCGATATAAAGGCAGCTCCATTTCGGCTTCTACCGTTTCCGGCTGAATCATCGGAAATAAATTCACACTCCCACCACCTTGCATAAAATAATAAAAGTCTGGTCTCCGTCGAGCGTTACCAATAGCACGCTGTCTCCGCTGTGCAGTTCCCCAATTGCGTCATTCTTTAGCAAATCACCCGATTCCTGCACGGTATTGCTGACATCAATCTTTAACGGCGACACGCTGATCACCGATCCAAATCGAAAATTGGATTGTATCTGTCCGCCAACCTGATCTCTCGTGATTTGCAACCATTTGACATAAGGATTGTCTTCCAACTACATCACCCCGGTTTATTAGTATATTGCCATGTTCCGCCCGTCTGGCTGCCTGATTTGTTCGGCAACGAGCCGACATCCTTTTCATCCATTATGTTTTTGAAATTCACTACTAATTTATTGAGGTAAATTCCATTCTTCCATGTATGAACATCGGAATCAATAAAAAACAGACCATAAAGGCCTGTGTACGGTTCGCGCACAACCACCGTTCCGCCGGTGACATTTGCAATATTTCCAAGGTTGTTCAGCGTGATCTTCTGCTCTTCTCCGTTGTCGTCTAGTAATTTCTGCCCCTGCGCGGTAACGTCTTCTTTTTCCGGCTGCTTCAGGTAGTCCTGCATCATGCCGTACAGCTTGATCGCATCCGAATTTTTGAGCGTTTTAATCAGCTTGTCATCCTTATTGTAAATGGCAACCTGGTTGATCATGTTTTCGATGCTTTCGGATGTACTGGCATCCATAAGGTTCGAGCCACCCTCAATCACCAGCGTGTTTTCGTTGACTTTTTTTTCAACTACGCAGAGCAGCGCGCCCCGAAACACAATATGGTACTTTTTCTTCGTACTGACAGAAGCGAGCGTATAGGCGGTTTGGATGATATCATAAATGCTGCAGCCGAGAAAATTACGGCTGATTTTTACGCCTGTGGCAACAATCTCACCGACTGAAATACCAAAATCCGTGCATACCCGGCGGGTAATTGCTTCCGGCGTCACATTCGAAAATTTATATGATACTTTACTTTTTAAGTAAAATCCCCGGTCGAAACAGCCAAAGTCTATTGTGCTGCTGCTGGTGCTTTTTTGTCGGTTAAAAACAAATCCCTCAAACAGTGTAGTGCTTCCTTCCATCAGTGTGATAGCATTCCCTAATTCGCATTTTACTACCGGGATACTTTTATCAATTTGGGAAGCAATCATTCCAAAATCAAGACCGCGGGCGCGCTGCTGATAATCCCCCGACCATGAGATTGTTGGGGCCAGCTGGCTGATATCTGTTGTTCCGCTGCTGTTCTTCACATAAAGTTTCGGCAAACGCTTCCCTCCTTATAAAATCCCAAACGTTTGGGATTTTGGGCTTTATAATTGGCTCTTATCCGGCAGCTTGATGATTTGTCCGATACTGATTAAGCTCGGGTTTTTAATTCCGTTGTATTTTGCGAGCTTTGCGTACAGATTGGCATCACCGTACTGTTTGCGGCAAATTCCGCTGAGCGTATCACCGCGTACAACCTGGTAACTGTTCGCCTTGGCCACAGTCCCCGCGCTGTAGCTTCGGCTCAGGCTGGCGGTAGTGAAGGTTGTCCCTGTTTGTACCGCTGTCAATATTTTCTGTTCTCGCATTGTAATGGTAGCGTATACGTCATTTGTGCCGTCCCGCTCCCCCACCGGATCAATGCTTTCCAGTTTAACCGGCAAATTTATCGGCGTTCCGGATACTACATAGCGTAAGAGCTTTCGAGCGTCGCACCAGTTATTCAGTGTTGTCACGTAGTAATACGGGTCAAATATGGCGCCCTGATTAACAAATGGGTAAGCCTGCGCAGGGAACATACAATCAATCTTTACAGTGGCAAGTGTCGGATATCCCGCGATATTCACATCCCCAACCGTGTGGATATTAATTGTTTCCATCCGAATTCCGTGCCCAACTGAAAATTCGGGGGGTGTCACCGGCATTATCAGTTCAGTGTTAGTTTCCGTATCTTTCAAAATGAGTAATCTAAGCACAATTCTTCTCCTTTCTAATATTGAATTTATAATGTCTTTATGGTAATATTTGTAAGAAAGGAAGTGTTTGTATGATTGGTTTAAAAAAGCGTAATGAACGTAACCTTACCTTTATGGGCGATAGTGGGCATTGGTTTGAAGAATGTTTACTTGCCATCGAAAGAGGCGGTTTCAGTAATATTCAGGACGATAAGGCTTCTATGAGCATTAAAGCCGATTATCATAAATTTACTGTTTGGGGAAATATAGAGATTACCTTGTCTCAGTCTGATAATGATACAACCGTAAACGCGATAGCCAGTGCAAAAAGCGATAATATATATGCTATGGCGCAGGACCCTTCTGAAAAAATTTTATTAGCATTTAAAAACAATCTACCACGCGCTTAATTTCACATGTTTTTTATAAAAATGCTAGGCCTACTTTAAACAAGTAAGCCTAGCGTTTTTTTGTATTATGATATCATTGCTGCACCAGAGAGTTTTTCAACAAGCGCACGTGCAATTTTATCAATATCAGCGTCTTCCCTAACAACAAAACTATTTCCGGTTATTGTTACGGTCTGTGTGTTTTTTGACGAACGTGCTTCCACCCCCGTCCTAACTTCTTCATCCTCATGAAGCAAAGCAGGAAAATTATTATATGGCACGCGAAAAATTCCCGTTGCATTGTTGCTCGGCCTGCCCGGATACTGATTGATTGGCGGTGCACTTCCACGGTTACCTCCCGCTCCGATCGCCGTTCCTGTTGTTTCGCTTTTTCCAGTACCAGATATTACTGTTTTTCCGTTTGGGTTTAGACTGGCTTGAATGCCTTTTGCTGCCGTTTCTGCGAGTCCTTTAGAAAATTCCTGTCCCATATTATATCCAGTATTCCAATACTCGCTTTTTAAAGATGTATCCTCACGGATGCTAGAAGCTAAATCAAGATCAGATTTTATTTGCAGTTGATACCCATCGCTCGCTTTATAGGCATTTTCACCTTTTACTTGAGCTTCGGCGAGCAGTTTCCCCATAGTCACACGGTCATCTTTTTGCGCGGCAATCTTATAAGCGGCAGAATCTATTGTGTCGTTCATGGCGTGCCGAATTGCAGTTTCTTGGTCATTGTCAAGTGATGCTTTCCACGAACCAATCATTTTATAAGCATCTTGCATCTTTGCGCCACTTTCGCCGCCTAGCCAGTCCATTTGTGCCTGAATTCCTTGCTTGCGCTCATCGTTGTATCCATTCCCCATTGCCGCGTCTAGTGTATCCTGCGCATCTTTCAAGGAGCTTTGAAGTCCTATATAAGTATGTGATTGCAAATCCATGCTGCCTTTGTTTGCATCCCCCATATAATCAGCAAGCGCTTTCGCCGCCTGCCCTCCGGGGACAAGTCCTTTTGACACCATTTCTTGGACCTGTTCTTTTGTCTTTCCGGACGCTTTAGCTAAGTAATCCCACACAGGAATCCCGCGTTCCAGCAGTGGATTTAGATACTCCAACGTTGTTTTTCCGGAGTTTTGCATACGGCCTAACCCAGTCGCAATCGCATTCATATCGTCGCCACTCATTCCAAGAGCCGATCCTGTGTCCCCTACTTTTGTGAGTAGTGGAAGCACCTGATTCTGCTTATATCCATAGGCAAGTAGTGTTTTACTGATACTGGTGAGCTGATCATATTCGAATGGTGTTTTGGCTGCAAAGTCTGTTATACCGGAAAGGAAATCTTTTGCAGCGCCACTGCTTCCGAGCATTGTTGTAAACGATATCTGATTTTGTTCTCGATTCCCCGCGATGGTTGTTCCGCTGGAAAGTGCGTTATCCTGAGTTTGTTTGGCACTGCTGTAATTATCTTGTACAACAGACTTAAACGCATCGTCTCTGCTGCTAAAAATTTGTGCTGCTCCGTTTATTGCTCCAAGTCCAGCACCTACCGCAGCGCCAATAGCTGTTCCAACAACTGGAATGATGGAGCCAATAGCTGCCCCAGTTGCTGCCCCGCTGAGCGTACTACCAAACAGTGTGCCTCCTTCGCTTCCAATCGCAGAATTTGCTGCTGTTTGAGCAACATTGGTGATCGTATCCCCAACCATTTTTGTAATACCGGCCTGTGCCAGTGCACCTAAAGTTCCTCCACTACTTTTCCCACTTCCGGCCCGGTTATCTGATTTGCTCACAGCATCAGTCATACTTAAAATGTCTTTTTCCGCTTGTCGCGCATTTTTTGAAACAAGGTCAAGGTTCCGTTTTGCATTATCATAATTGGCACCGGCTAACTCTAATGACATTTTATCTGCCGCACTTCCGGTGGCTGCAAACTGCTTTTCTGCTTCTTTCAACGCTGATCTTGCTTTGTCTGTGTCCACTTTGATAGTGATTTTGTTTTTATTCAAAGCGTCTAATTTAGAAGAAAGTCCAGTTAAATCTTTATTAAACGAGGAGTTGGCATTGCGCATGGTAGTGATTGCCTGAGTAAAATTATCCTTGGCACTGATTGCAATACTGATATCTCTTGCCATTAACTGCTCAACTCCTCCATATATTTCTCAAAAAAGGCTCTTATAACAACTTTCTCGCCTTCCGGCATGTTGTAATAAGAGCCGGGCAATATGCTGTGCTTTAAAAATAAATAATACATTAACTGCATTTCGCCGTTGGTGTCTATTTTTTTTTAATCTCTTCCAGCGTCGAAACGCGGTACCCGCTCAGCTTTTCTACTTCGCGGGAAATATCTTCAATTTCACCGGGCAGCAGCATTTTTTTAATCAACTCAGCCGGAGTAACCGCTTTATACTTTTCCATTAATTCCTGCGACTTCAGATCGGGTGATTTTACCCCTGCCAGCATGATAAATACCGGCATATCCTCCCCACCATGGGACTCTTTAATTTCTGCGACTTTCCCGAATGGCAGAGCGTGAATGGTAAAAATGACGTCGCCGTCACATGCTACACTCAGTCGTTTTAGTTTCAGCTGCTTTTCCGGTGCGTTCGGAATTTCCGCTTTTAACAGTAAATCAAGTACATTATCCATCGTTAACCCTCCGTAATCAGGTCAAGAAAGTTATAGTCCGTATAGGTGAACGGACTTTCAATCGTTCCAGTTTTACCAACTTCCCAGTCGGCAAGTGTTAGGTCGTCAAAGGAAACACCGGTGACCGCAACACGCTCTGCGCCGTATGCATCCGGATCATCCAACTTTGAGATAACCGTGAACCGAACATCCCTGCCCTGCTTCAGCTTATCTCCGATTAACCGCGCCATGCGGCTATTGCACTTGTATAATTTTAGGCTTCCGGTCAGTTCAATGCTGCTAACTTTATTGTCTGTTGCCATTTTTCCGGACATAGCAATCTTGTCCTTATTGCTTTTTACAGCCAGTTTGCAACCGTAGCATTCAGATACATAGTCACCATCGACCCACACTTCACCCCAGGTGCCTGAAACTACTCTTTTTGCGCTATCCATATGGTTTCCTCCTTAAAACGTGATGTCGAGGTCAACATCCTCGATTGTATCCGGGATTCCGACGCTGCCTTTTAGGTAAACGTGGGCGGCGGTATCGGCTGTTTTGATTGCCTGCTCCGTCATACCGGAAGTGTCCACTCCCTTTGATTGCAAATAGGCCTCTTGGGCGTCGACGTCAATTTCTACCGTTGACTTTCCAACTGCAAGCACGCCGTCTGTTTCCAACTGCGTCAGGTATTCTTTGATTGCCGTGATCAACAGGCATTTATGGTCATAGGTATTGCTGTACCTACCGATGTAATTATCCTGCGTGACCATGCGGATATCGTCTTGAATCATATCCACGGCTTCCATGATCTTAATCTTTTTAAAAGATTCATTCTTGATGTCCGTGGTTGTGATCAAGCTGTTTACACCGCGGCCTGCCTTGACCTTTTCGCCATCGTGGAAGATAATCAGTTGACCTGCGTCAACCGCTGTATCCTTTTCTGCATTGGTCAGGCGCTTCACGTCAGCAACTTCTGGCAGCACCGCATAGGTGCATGAACTAGTGATGGGCGTACCTGCAATCAGCCCAGCTATGCGCCCACAATAGGCCGCTGTGGCATAGGTGGATGTACCAACCTTAATTTCATCGGTCGTAAAGTTAATGATACCTTCGTTGTCGGCCGCCGTATCCGGCACAACAGCTTTCGGCGTGCGTTTATCCGTGCGCTGTGCTTTCACCCAGTCCACAATCTCCGTAGCTTGCGCCGCGGTACAGTCATGTGGTCCCACAATATAATTGATTTTCTGTGTGGCAAAGTAAGTCAACGCATTGGTGAAGTCCGTTGCATCCGCTTCCAGCACATAAGCAATCACTTTGCTTGGCTTGTTGACATATCCGATAAAAATTTGTGCCAAATAAGCCTTATTTAATGCGCTCAGGGCGGCGGGAATTTGATTTTCCCCGGTCATAATCTGTGCGCCTGCCGTTCCGTCGGCGGAGTCCATCAAAATAACCGCGACAATTCCGCGCGCTGCGCGCCGGACCACTGTAGCAGCTGCATTTTTAAAACTAATGTTAATATTAGGAAGTCCCAAAGCTATTCCTCCTTTAATTTCAGTTCAACATCTCCCATGAGTGGCGTGTTGCCCGCTTCATCGGATCTGTCATCGTAATATTCAAGCTGTAGGTCAACATAGGACCGGTCGAAATCAGAGCCGCCGGTACTGGCATTCACTGCCAGCGCCCGGTCATCGACTTTGACATATCCTTGGCGAAACAGGTTCATTATCGCATCCTGCACATCCAGCAGTTTCCCGTCGTCACTGTTTCCAAATTTATTCACCGGTTCAAAACAGGTAATCGTAAAATATGCGTTTTGCTTTACTGTTTTCCGGCTAGCAGAATCTCCACTGGTCTTAACGGACTCAATTAAAAAGCTGGGCCGTTCAAATTTTTCAGGGCAGCGATTCACATAAACTGTCCGTTCCGGATATTTTTCTACCAGTAGACGGTTGATCGCGTCAACAATCTGATTCGTTGTAATCATCCGTTTTCCAGTCCTTTCAGCAGATCATCTGCATAATTTTCCGCAAGGTCAATCACCTTTGATTCCAGTGCTGCTTTGGAATTCTGATAAAAGTGCTTTCCGTCCACATATGGAAGTTTGATTTTAGGCCGGTACCGTTTCGCCTGACCGCTGGGCCTTCTGATTTTGTGCCCGTTTTCCAGATAGTTGGTGATTGCTCCGGGACTGTTGTCCCCTGAACTGCTGCCGGATGCGCGAACGGCGGCATATCCGCCGCCGCTTCCGACATGCGGTTCCTGCCACTCTTTTATCCGGCCCCCGCTGTCATGGATGCCTGACACATTAATCTGTGTATTTACTTCCTGCTTGGCCATTACTGCAATCTTCTCATGCAATTCCCGCCTTGCGTCCGGAATTTTGTCCAGAATGTCGTTGAGGTCGTCCGAGAACTTTTCCAGATCGGATTTTTCAAGGCTCTGCATATCCAACATCCTTCTTCGCAACGATTTCATACTCATTTTTGTAATCATCAAGCGTGTGGGCAATCTGCACGTTATAGGTCACACCGTCAATTTCAACTAAATCAGCCAATTCCAGTGTAATCGCTTTCGGTACCACAAGCACATACTGTATTTCACTGACAGCCTGCGGCTTTTGCTGTGAGTACCCCATGTATTTTTCTACAAGGCACCCAGGAAAAGTCAATACAATTTGCGGTTCGGTCACCGGTCGGTTTAACTCATTTTTTGTAGTTATTAACCGGGTTACGATGCAGGTTTTTGGCTCAATTCTGGCCGCTGTGACTTCATAATACATGCGGTTAATCTCATTGATGTCAGATAAAAAGTAGTGCTGTCCTTGCCAGCGTAAAGCATTACGCAAGGAAACATCCTGTTTTCTCATTGTGAACTTTACGGATTTTGCTCCGATTCCCACCTGCGAAAACAAGTTTGTCTTATCCTGCTTTTCGACCTTTGCCCAAGTGGGACGCTTTTCGGCCCAACCGTAAACATTCCCGGCGCTTTGCAGTTCCATCACCGAAACTGGTTCTTTAAATTCCCCGGCTTGCATCACGTCACCTGATTCTGTAGCTGCAAGATGATTCCATCCAGACCAAAGGCAATTTTATCAACTTTTCCTACTAGCTCTCTATTGTCGTACCAATGCGTTACAAGCATTTTTACGGCCAATCCATAAAGCATGTTGGTTTCATCTTTTTCAATTCCCGCGCCTTCCAAATAGCACTCTGCTGCTTCAACGAAGTCCGTTACATCTTCATCGGTGCGACAGTAGACTTTTACATCATCTGAAAACGACATAATATCACCTACACAATCAAATACAAATCAACAACCTTGCTGGATAAAGCTGTAGCAAGCGTGATTGTATTGCTTTCAATGGCTGCAGCATTTACGGTAATGGTCGGGGCTGTACTCTCTACCACATTATCAAGAAAGGTTTTAATAATTGTGTTGTGTGCAAGTAAGTAAGGCAGTCCCAAAGCAGAACCAATACCCACACTCACGGCGTCACCGCTTGCATTTGTCTTAACTGGAAAATCAATTTCCGTGATAGTCTTAAATGCCTTGGTGCCCGCTACCGTAGCTGCGCCATTCAATGCGATTGTTTCAGAAATTGTGGCTCCGGAATAATTCGTACCTTTAACAATAACATTTCCTGTTATTTCTGCGGCGTTACCAGTAACGGTCAAGTTGCGCGGCGTGGCAGGATTTGAAATTGCCGTTTTAATTACCTGTGCTGCGGTTGTAAGCGCCACGGCGGCATGTACAGTTGTAGCGGAGGGAGCGATTGCATCAGCGGCGGGTATCTTCAAGTGCGCAAGGAACGCACTTTCAGCTTCAGTTCCTGCATTTGTCCGGAGAGTTTGCCCTCTATTTGGATCATATAATCCCATATAATAGCCTCCATTTAAAAAATCAGAGGGAGCATAAAGCCCCCTCATCTATTTGCTGCTGATTAGCCTTTTTTGACTATAATGAATCCATTCGGGTCAAGAGTTTTTCCGTCTGCAATGAGAATAGCCTTATCGACATACTCATTGGTGGTTTGGTCAAGATAGCGGAACATGGTCATGGACATATTGCTATTAATAGCATAGTTGCTGAGATTTCCGAAAATCGCCACAACATCTCCCACGGACGCATCATCGTAGTTGTTGATTACATCGTCTTCAACCTGTACAACCGTCTTGCCGCCAAAAGACTCCTGTGGCCCGTCCGTAATGCCGTAGTTTACGCGGCCTACCGGCTGACCATTTGCATCTGTCATACCGTCAATGTAACCCTCAAATGTGCCGGAAGCCATAAGGAATACCGCACCGCCCTTATAAGAAATAGGCATTTTTGCAAATACTTTTTTCTTCCAGCCGTCCCATGTTTTAAAGTCTGCGGTGGGAAGGGCAATGATGTGTGCCGCAGGAATGCGGGTATCAACAGTAATTCCAAGTGGGCTTGAACCTCCGGCACCTTTAACGATGGCAATGTCAAGCGCCTTTGTGATGGCTTCACCGATAAGGCTGATCATTATACTTTCAAACTGGTCAATCGTAACGGTATCGGCAACAATGGAAGTTGCAATCTTGCATTCAAGACCGTAATAATTGAAAGTAACCTTTGCGGAAAGATTGGTATTCTGTTTATCAGAGGTGGTGTTTTCTCCAATCCATGTTGCAACTGGTTTTACGCTCAAGATCGGAACGCTCACGCCACCTTTGAGTGCGAGTTTGCGAACGAGTGCGTAAATCTGGCCGTAGCTTTCAACCTTTTTGATAACTTCCTGAAGGATAGTGGATGGGATCACCGCACCTGCATCGGTTGTAGTAGTAGACTGGTCAAGGCTCTTAAACTGTAAGGAAGTAGAAGACTTACCAGTCTTGATGTAGTCCATGAACGCTTGGCGATATTCAAGCGAGGCATATTTGTCAGTATGCTTTGCCTGCGGCTTAGGTTCACCTGTGACTTCCTGCCCATTCTCGTCAAACTGTTTGCCAGATTCAAGTGCTGTCTGTGCGGCAATTTTGGAGTTGATTGCGTTCAGTACAGTGGTTGCACTTTCAATGTCTTCCGACTTTGCATCAGCCTTAGACATAATGCCCTGCAGCGCGCTTTGTGAGGTGGATTTTTCGGAAAGAAGTTCTCTCATTGCTTTGCTTATAAACATAAATGATTCTCCTTAAAATTTAATAATAAAAGCGCTATATTGAGACGCTTTATTTTGACATTGCTAAAACCGCTTTAGCTTTTGCAATTGCAAGATTCACTTTGCTGTTATCCTGTGGATTTGGTTCGGATGGAGTTGGTTCTTTCAAGTCCGGATCTGGCGGCGCAGGAGGTGTTGGCTCTTTGACGAGTGACTTAGGAACATTCTTGTATTCGCTGAAATACTGGCTGTCCACGCTTGCCGCAATCTGTTCTCCTTGAACCTGAACGTTTTTAAAAATTAAAGCTGCTTCTGCTCCGGTCATCCATGTTTCAGCGTCCATCTTTGCTTTGATCTGTTCGGGTGTTACGCCATCGGCCGCATTTGTCATGTAAACATCAACGTGACTTTGGGAGCAGACATCTAAAGAATCCGCTATTTGCCTTAAATCATTTGCGTTTCCCATTGCCAACGCCCACGGATTATGAATCATCAGCTGTGCCCCCGGCGGAGTAATCAATACATCTCCGGCCATCGCTATGATTGACGCAGCGGAAGCAGCCAACCCATCGACATAAACGGTTTTGGCTGCGGAATTCCTATGCAGTATGTTATAAATTGCAAGACCTGCAAAGCTATCACCGCCGCCGCTGTTAATGAAGATATTAATGCTTTGTACACCGTTTAAACTATTCAAGAAATTTGAAACATCTTGCGGGCACATATCCTCTTGCTGCCAAGCATCCCAAGTGGAACCAACGATGTCACCATAAAAATACAGATCCGCGCTGTTCGCAGTTTGGTTCTTAATTTCGATCTTGCCGGTTGACTTCAAGTGCGTTTTTGGATTCTCATAGTTTAACTTTAAAATTTTAGGCATTTTCACTACCTCCTTTCTTAAAGGCTATTCCCTCGGCTAGAAGCGTAGCCGGGGCAAGCGCGGCATTACCGTACAATACATCTCCCCCGTCCTTCGGTGGCAAATCCTCTTTTGCTCTCGCTTCGTTTGGGGTCAATATCATATTTTGGACGCTCTGTGAATATGTGATATAGCGCTTTTCTGCATCTGCGCGGAGAATAACGTCTGCATTAAACTTTGCGTAGTATCCTGCTGCAATTTCCTTTGACAAAAAAGTCTTATAATTGATCTCCTGCTCATACATGGTGAGGTTAGAAAGTAGAGTGTCAGTATAAAATTCTCTGTTCGCTTCGGATGTTGACGAATAAGATGTTTTTGTCTGGTCGTTTACCTGGTGTGGCTTAATTCCGTATGCGGCGGTCAGCTGTTGAATGGTGAGCCGCGTGTTTTCTAAGAATTGCGCATCGGTCATTTTTAAGCTGATAGGCTGATAAGACAACCCGAGAGGAATAACCGACAACCTGTTCGCGTTTCCAAGTCCGCTTAACATCTGTTCATATTTACCGCGCAAGGTGCTTTGCTCGTCCGGCCCGAGGTCACCGGTGTACTGCAATATCCCTCCGGTCTGCAAACCTTTTTTGTAACTGCTGTTCAAATAAGTGGACGCACTTTTTGCATTTTCGATTGTAAGCCGTAAATATTCAATCGGGCTTAAACCGATAATGCCATTCAGAGACATACCCTTGAAGTGGAGAACTGATTCGGAATCTAATAAAATCTCTCCGCCCATATCGTCGCGGTATTTATACCACACACGGTTTTTTCCGGATAAAAGCCCCATATCATCCACATAAACAGTCATGTTTTCCGACTTCACCGGATACAGCCCTTGTATTTGCCCTGCGTTGCGCCCTGTAGTAGCTGAATCAATCAGCGCATATGAATTTCCATGTATATTCCTTAGCACTTCAAGGACGCGCCAGAAGTCATAAGCACTCATGTATGGGTTAGGCCGTAACTTTAGTAGATTGTAGCGATAATCTTTGATTGACTTTTCCGCACCGGATCCATCGTCTTGATAAATTTTTAATGGAAGTTTGGCGACGGACTCTGAAAGAATTTTGATGCAAGTATAGGTGGTCACTTCGTTCAGAGAGCTTGAACCGCTGATTTGCAGGCTATCAATCGATACACCAAATAGTCCCGCAAGTTCCGACCAATCTCCATTAGTTAACTGCTGAGAGCGGATATGTGGGCTATATCTGCTGCTAAAAAACATTTATTTTACCCTCTTTTCTTTGGATGCAAGTATACCCATGTGCCAAGTCCGAATAAGCACCCTCCCAAGCAGTACAGACCGGCTATTCTTCCAATCTGGAATGTCGCATAAATGATAAAAAAAAGGCCACATATTATCAATGCGTCCTCAATATAAGCGCTTATAACGATTCCTAAATGCAGGTTAAACAACCAATCACCTATGAATTTGAATATCTTTTTCAATCAATTTCTCCTTAAACTCACGTTAATCCCCATAGTCTGTCCAGCGTTCCATCTCTTAAGTAGTCCGCAACATTGACTTGCTTCGGTTTTTTGGTCATTGCCAGTTTGTGAGCATCGATTGTAGCATCGCATGGATCAATTCGACTTGTTCGGTGCTCCTTGTCGATTTTAATTTCTTTAAAACTATTGCGTGTCAGTTTAGCATTCAGGAAGCACCATGTCAGCATAGATGATTTTTTCGAATAAAGTATTTTTTCAGCGTCCACCGTATTTCTAAAATCGTCGGTAGGGTCATTCAGATTTTTCGCGCTTTGATTTATCATCACAAGGTCACAACCGAATTCATCAAGGTCGGAAAGAAACGCGTCCGCGTTATGCGGGTCGTAAGCGATCCCCAGCAGATGCAGATCGTATTCCTCGATTAGTTCCTTGTAGTACGAAAAAATATATTTGTAATCTGTTTTGTACCCGCCGAGTGTTTCCGTCAACGTCATTTGCCCATCTTTTGCCCATTCTCGGTACGGAGCCTTGTCGGATTTTTCGTGTTCCATCAACCGCGCAGATGGCATGAACGCATGAGCGTCAATGAAAAAAGCATCGTCATTGAGTGGAAATTCCAGTACGCCCGCCGTGAGGTCACCACCGCTTGAGAGGTCAAGGCCAAGGTAACAACTGCGTCCGCGCATACTTTCAAGCGTTTTATCACTGGCACAGGATTTCCATTTCTGCGCATTTATGTACCGATTTTCCGTTGCCATGACCCACAGATTTAGATCTTTGGTCTGATAATCGAGTAAATCCTCTCCGCCTTTTTCTCTTGCCTGTCTTGCATCTCCGCGCAGGCTGATTAAGGTTTCTGGTGTCCAGAGTGGGTGAGCTTTCGGCCAGATATTTTCATTCCAGATTCCGTTACCGATAATATCATCCGGGTCAGGCTCGGCGATAAAAACAAAATGTGATTCATCTTCTACCCCGTTCAGAATGGCAAGTCCATAATCATACTCTGTTTTACACGGAGAATTCAAATTAAACCCTGCCGTGGTGATGATTGACACCAAGCAAGACTTCATTTTTTTGTCTCCATCCATCAGTAATTTATACATTTGGTTGGTGTCATGTTTATGATACTCGTCGACGCTGGCAAAGTACGGGCGGAAGCCGTCAATCGTATTAGTATCGCGTCCCAGCCCCTTAATCGACCCTCCGGAAAGGTTACACAGAATTTCGCTTTTGTAGTCTTGAATGGTAAATAAGCCTTTTTTAGTTTTAGTACCAGCAAATTCAGAATCGGAATTGATAAACTTGTAGCATTCTTTCATGACGATCTTCGCCTGGTCCATCTTTGTTGCCACGCAATAAATTTGCGGATATTTGTACCCAGAAAAATTTCCATAATAAAGCACCGGTACGGAATTCATAACTGACTTTCCATTCTGGCGCCCAATTTGAATATATGAAGTTCTGAACCGGCGGTTTTGAGTGTCTTTTATTACCCAGCCATTCCAGTTGGAAAAGATAAATGCCTGAAAGTCAGCCGGCTTGAATGGCTGCGGTTCTTCTCCCTCTGCCAAGGTCAACATTTCTGCAAAGCTAAGAATATGTTTAGCCCGCCTCTCGTCGTACACATATGGAAATTCCGGCGTTCCCTGCCGTTCAAGGTCATTCAAAAACCGTTTGCAAGTGAGGATTTCGGACTGCCCAACAGGGTGATGGAACGTTCCACTGGCCACATTCTCAGCAAATTTAGTAGCGCTATCCACTCATACCAGCCCCAAACTGTTTCCACTTTGATTCCGGTTCTTCTTTTCCTTTTTTAGGGATACTCTTTACCTTCGCCAAAGGATTAAGGAATAATCTGTCCTCCATTTTGATAAGCATATCCATCTTTTTATTGATGGCCGCTTCAACTGAAAGCAAAGCATTAACAGAAATCATATCACGGAGCTGCTTTTTAACCTTATAGCTGAAGAGCTTCTTTTCTTCTTCGTTTTCCTCATATGTTTCATCTAAGAATTCATCCAGATCATGCATATCATAATGAATTTCTTTGATTCTCTGATATGAATTAAGCAAGTCCTGGTATTCGCTGGACGATTTACAATAGCGGGCAAGGAGTCCGGAATCTCCAGAACTTACAAAGTCAAAATCTTTGTAAAGTGATGTGATTTCTTTCCATTTTTTATATGCAATGATATCATTTTTTACAAATTCAGGACATTTTAACTTATGATCTCCGAAACGAATCTCAGAGTTTTTTCTGTCCTCAATGTCAGATTTTGCTAGGTGTTTTCTGCCTTCTGCAACAAGAAGCTCAACCGGCTTTGCATTCCTACCCACTATTTTCACCTCCAATTATTTATTTAGGGAGTTTTTGCGTGAGAACAGAGCAATGCGGTTTCCTACATCTTTAGTCGAAACTTTTTTATGCCCCCCTGGGGTTCCCGAACTCTTTTTCCCAGCGATTTTTCAACTCAAACAGTTCTTTTTGCATTTTAAACTTGTTTCCGTGCTTGTATTCAGCTTCAACCATTGCGTGAGCGTCCTGCGTCAATGGTATTAAGTTAGTTATGTCAATACGCCTGTCATAACACTCACGCAAAGGAATAATGTGGTGTATTGGCTTGTATTGCTCAATACTTCCATGATAGTAAGACCAAAGGCAAAGTCCATGATATTTGTTATTAACCAACGGCTTGATCTGCTCCCACTCACTCGACACATAGAAGGCATGATACTTAGCATCTGTAGTCAGTCTTACTGATTGGTCGTACTGCTTATGTCTGCTGATATGTTTATCACAATATGGTTGTGTGATTGGTATTACCTCGCGGCATCCAGAGTGCGGGCAGATATGTTTAAGTAGCATCTCTCACGCAATTGCGGCATTTTACTATGCAACATTTATCGCCAAAGGTTTCCGCTGCAAGTGTAACGCCTGGATATCTTCGGCATGTAAATGAGTTTGCATTTCCAATACAATAACTTTGGTCAATAAAAATGCATTTCTCGTTTGGTTTGCAATCTGCACGATTGATTTCTGTACAAAAGTCACCATCTGGAATTTCTTGTTTTACAAGCATTTCTTTTTCCTCCTAATTTCTAGCGTGATCTTAATAATAATTAAAATAAATCAGCGCACTGTTTCCAGTACGCTGATAATGTGTCGATTGCCTATTTATCTTACTTTTTCATGGTTAACACCACCTTTTGAATGTTGGCGCCCCACCGTGCGAAGTGGGGCGCCATAACAAGGAGTGCGCGGTATTGTCATTGCCCGCCCCGCGTAGGCGAGGGTGAGAATTTCTATATTTCAAAATCTCACTGATAATAGTAAACCACATAAGTACGTCCTTTGTGTTACCCTTTTTCAAACCATTCCCTTTTTTATTGCCAGAAGATAGAAAAACTTTCGACGCTTTGTATAGAATTGGCGGCGGCCGCACGGCACTTCCATGTAATCATATTGGATTCCCTGTGTCACATTCTTCAGTATAGCTTCGGCAATTCCGATATCGGTTTCCTCCACGGTTCTTTTAATCAATTCAACATCCCGTGACAGCTGCTCGGCTTTCAGTGCTGCCTGTTCTACTGGGTTACTAATCCCGCTTGCGTGAGGCATTCCAGTTATCTGAGGGCTATTATACGGATTATGTAAATCGCTGATCTTGTTTTTCTTGTCCTCATATTGAAGACAAAAGTTACTCAATTCCCGGTATGCGAACTTGGATATTCCGTATTCGTCAAGTTTCAGGTCGCGTTTGTTTGGCAATTCTTCCACTCCTTTCCTTCATGCATCCGGCCGGGCAATAGTATGTATTTTCATCGACTTGCTGACGCCATTCGCAAACTGGAGCCGTACAAAGATTCCCGTCGCTCATGCGAAATAAATAGCTTTTTCCCGCTGTGGGTATTGTTAATTTCTGCTCCGATGCAACAGGCTTTTTATTTGGCGGTTGCAAATCTGCTTCTGTGGCCGCTGTGTTTGCTAAAAAATCAGGCGATATTCCGTAATAGTCCGAGATCCTTTTGATTGCGGATTCTCCCAGCACCCTTTTTCCAGACTCCAGCTGATAATAATATTGCGGTGTTATCCCGATTAACTCAGCTACTTGGGTTTGTCCGTGGCCAGTTTTATTGCGAAGGTATTTTAGCTTTTCAGGGATTGTCACGAACGGTCACCACCCCTTACGTTCTTATCGGCTTTAAGAAATGCGCTCGGATAATAAGCGCCTCTTGGCCTTTTACATGCAGTGCACGCAAGTTTGTTAAACTGAGATTTACAAAGATGAATCGCGCACTTTTTACAGAAATCAGATTTTTTCATTCCATCCCACCGCCCTTTCGTTTGCCGTAGCTATGATATTTTCGGCACTGCTCGCAAAAGTCTTGCTTAAACCATTCATTCCGAGAACCGGCGCAATCTCTTAATCCGTTCGGTACAATCATTTTGCACGATAATTGCACCAACTCCCCATTTGCTATGCGGCGTTCATCGGTGGCGGCAATGACTAATATACGAACATCATCGTCGGATTCTATTTGCGAATCGAGATATAAAAGCCTTTTCGCAACCTCTGCGTGATTCATTTCATTTGGCATTAAAGTCACCCTTTCTCCAATGCGCCATAATTCAGAATCAAATCCATTGACATTTCGGCGCACCTTTCTTTTAACTTTTCAAGCTGAATTCGGTTGAATTGTTTTTGATAGTCGTATGTTTTTTTATATTCCGCACCTAACTTTTGTAAACTTGCATATTCATTAAACTTTTCGCGTGGCAAGTCAAGATTTAACAGGTTAAAAAATCCAGAAAGCGGCACATATGGTTCAGCTTTTTTCATGGTTTCCCCTCCTGCTCCTGCGCTTGCTGAATCCACACGTTAATGTTGTCTTGAATGCAACTTGCTTTCCTATCTGCTTTAACAAGCCCGAATAGTTCTAACTGCCCAAACAATTTGTTTGCTTCCGCCGACGCTATTTCCAGTGCCTTTTTTAGCGTGTCGCGCTCGGATTCTACTTGCTGCTTTTGCCCCCACATTGCCGTCATTGCTATGGCATTGTCTGATAGTTCTGATTTTAACTTTGAGTTTTCATGGAGCAATTGATTATTACTTTTTATCAGCCGTTCATTTGAAATGTGATATTCATGTTTTTTGGATTTCAGCGTGTCAAGCTCTGCAGTCAGTGCGTTGATTTCCTCCGGCGTTAATCCGGATTTGTTGTATGCGGTAATACACTCCGCCGCATCTCCACAAATTTCGTGCTCTGTGTCTTCGTACTTATCATGTAAATCCCATAAACTCTCAATAATCTTTTGATTTTCCATCACTTTTCCTCCTGTTCAGGCTTGTGGGCGAAAATAGGTTTAAAATGGCTGTCTCCTGCCATACAGGAATTACATTCATAACACGGTTTACAGTCTTGCAAAGAACATAGTTTACATTTATCCATCATTTTTACCTAGCTTTCTGCCGCATATGGGGCAATATTTGAATTGTTTAAACCCGATTGCGGACTGAATGCGTTTTGTATTGCAATATTCGCACCCTTTTTCACGCTCCTGATTTTTCCAAAAAGCTTTAATTACCATTTCTGCCGCTTCACGTTGTTTCCGTGAATAATCAAAATGCTCGGATATGTATTTTAGCTGTTCTATCGCTTCGTTTTCGTTCAATGCTTTCACTCCTTTGTTGACATTACGCCCAATTGGACGTATTATTTGTTTATCTTAAAAAAAGGGGCTGTCTCTATGCGTGATATTGATTTATCCGAATTTACAATCACTATATCCTCGGAACACGCTATATTCCGTGCGCAACGTGAAGTATTAGGGCTAACACAACAGCAGACCGCAGATAAGGCAAGAATTACTCTGCGACAATACCAGCGTATTGAGAGTGGGGAAAGGAGCATATACAGCGCATCGTTCAGAATTGGTGTCAGTATTTGCAAGGCTCTTGAAATTGACCCGGTGCATTTCTTACCATAAATTTTTCTTCTTTGGGCCGTACGATTTGGTACGGCCCTTTTTATTCACAGTATTTATGTCATACAATACGTTGCTTTGGCTCTATATGGGTAAATTCTATTTGAATTATTAGGATTTTATGGTATATTAAAAATAATAGGGTGGTGATTTTATGAAAAGCGCTCCTTTTGTTAGTAAAAAAACTACATAATACGAGGAGACTTTAAGTTGAAAATTGAAACAGAACGTTTAATACTATTTCCATTAACAGTGGAACAGTTGCAATTACTCATTTCTAACTTAGCTGAATTTGAAAAATCAACATCTTGTTACTACGAAGGTGAAACTCTTACAGGCGAGATGTATTCCATCTTTAAAGGACAAATTGATCCTATCCGAGAATCTAGGAAGGACTTGTTTTGGCTTTCTTTCTGGATGATAGCACTTAAAGAAAGTTGCACAATTATTGGCAGTATTGGTTTTAAAGGTGCCCCTACAGATGCCGGTAGTGTTGAAATCGGTTATGGCGTGAATCCAAAATATGAACGTAATGGCTATGCGACAGAAGCTGCAAGAGCAATGGTATTTTGGGCTTTCCATCAGTCAAATGTTATAGAAGTAATTGCAGAAGTTGATAAAGACAATCTGGCTTCACAAAGGGTATTACAAAAGAATGGTCTACAAAAGTTTAAGTCAATAGAAAATTTTGACTGGTATTGTATTTCAAAATAATGTTTTGAAATTATAATTTCGACTCTGGGGGCTGTACAATTTGGTACGGCCTTCTTTTTTTAGGCTGAATAATCCCTATATCGGGTGGACATAAATAAAATTAACTGTTGAGTAACAGCGCATTCATAATCATGTTGTAAACTAAATTTGTTCTCCAATGCTAATAAATATCATTGATTTGCCTACACCTTGCCGCCCATGCGTTAGGGCGGCTTTTTTTGTTTTAGAGAATAAGTTTAAAAATTCTGCCAATACTGACTTGCAAGGTGAAAAGATTATATTCAGATAACCTTTTTAGCCCAAAGGGACCGTGCATTTTGTGCGATCTCTTTCTTTATTCACTTTTTAACGATAAGAAACAAAAACAGGTTGGTGCTTTATTCACTCTCCTTTACTAGATTTTGCGGCTCTTACCTTTGCGGGTTTGAGTCACTTTTTTATTTTAATAGCCTATTAGTCAGAATGTCCTCATGTTTAATCATCGTTGGCATTCCAGTTACTCATATTGACAAGCCTTTGCCAATTGTCATAATATATAGCAGCCCCTTCTTAAAGGAGGTGATACTATATGGGTTTATACCGTTGCTCTAATGAAAGTGATTACTATCCGCAGCAAGATAAAAAGTGGTGGGAAGATAAAGAATACAAAAAAGAAGATAAGAAGGAAGATAAAGAAGAAAAGAAAGAAGAACATTGTGATTGCGATAGTGAAAGCGCCAGAGCATTGAAAAAGATTCTTTCATTAATCGATGAATTAAATAATCATGATTTAATGATTCTTGATGAAATTGTTGAACGGCTTTTATGCAGCCGCTCTCATAAAAAAGAGTATTAAAAAAATAATCTTTTTCACGTGTGTTTGGTGGCGCCTCGATCTGATCATCGGAGCGCCATAGGAATAAAGCCTCATCTCTTCTTTACCGCCTTATAGCATGGGCGGTTTTTCTATGCCGCTTTTACATAGCACCAACTCTGCGGCGCACGCTCAATACCAAAGTCTGACAGTGGTCTCGGCTTCTTATATTCTGTTACCTTGGCGAGGTACCAGCCATAAACAGGCTTGTTCTTCGCATATGCGTTGATCTGGTCAACCGATAAGCAGCTTCCTTCCACCATCGTGGCGCTGTATGACCGCTGGTAGGCTTTTTCCATGAACCAGCAAATGCACTCACCGACTACCATGCCCCTTCCAACCTTGGTCTCGTAAAGGTAAACACGGAACGGCTCCTCAGTGTTGGGATGGCTTTTGCGGAGCTCGATTGGCTTTTCCCGCCTTAGAATCTTTTTACACCAGAACGGCCGGATGCTTGCTAAAACGTCAATCACAGCTATCCCTCCAACATCGGCAGCATGGACGGCATGCTGTGGGTTTTGTAGGACTCTGCAATCTGAGGGAGCATAAAATCACTCACAGTTGAGCCGTTTGGCAAAACAATATTTGCCATAAATTCCTCTTCAAAAACCGAAATACCGCATTCAACCGCTTCCAATTTGGCTTTAACAACCAAATTCAGCGCTCTCCACCGTTGCCGACAGCCCTGCTCCCAAGCCTCATATTGACTTTTATCGGTACGATCGCGGCCAGTGGGTGTCAACCTGAATTCTTCTTTTTTAGGAAGGGGCAATATAAACCTGACTTGAATTCCGTTCATCGTGAATCCGATCATCGCCTTTCCTGCGGCCGTAGCATAAGCAAAGTTTTCTGCGCCATAACGAATCAACGTGCGCTCGATTTCCAACCTTGAAAGTTCACTTGAAACATTTGTATCCGACGCATATTTAGGCATTGTCAATCCTCCTTACTGGAATTTTAAACGCTTCGGCCAGCATAATTTCACCGCGCATTCCTTCCGAAACTAACGGGCCGTATACCCGCAACTCTCGGCAGAAGTGCAGCAGCTCCAGCCCTATCTTCATCCCAACGGCCCGCTGCCCCGGGTCGTCATCGTCGAGGATGCCATAAAACATAACATGTGGGGCTATCGGTATGTACCCGTCCTCGATCACTTCCAAACAATACCTGCGTGCAGCTTCAATGTTAGCCTTTACATTTCCCCGACACGGAGAACATACGTAAACTAATTCGAGCGGATTCTCCTGATGCAGTGCGGCAAGGATTTTAACCGTGGCCGCTGTCATAGCAAATTTGCGGTATGCCTCACATTCTGCGGCGATTTCCGGAATCCATGCTACTGAGTTTCTCTCGATATTCCGCAGGTGAGAATATGCAGAATTTCCATTCTCAATTTCGAGTGCATGTCTGAAATTTGAAATAGCGATTTCAGCTATTTCTAATGTGTCGCTCACTTTGATTTCCCCCTCTTTTTCTGTGTCCGGCTCTTTGTCCGGTCTTTATTTCCGCTGGTTGTTTTTATTAACCGGTTCCAATATCTGTAACTGCTTTCGCCTTTTGCCATATCAATACCTCAATCTAAATAATTTCTGCCAAAGATTTTCATAAACTCGGCGCGGGTGTGAGTGCGTTCAAAAGCCCGCTGTCCATCTTGTTTCAGCTTTACGTCAAGTTCATGATTTCCGCAATGAACGCCCACGTTGGATTGATTGTGATACTCACCGGTAAGCCAAACCCATAAACCGTATTTTTCTGATAACTTGCGATTTGGATTTCCCTCAAAAATATGGTGCTTGTGGAGGTTGTCCGTCCGGTGAGTTATGTAGCATTCTTTTGAATACTGAAGGATGGAATTCATTAGGCGCCTTCCTTCTTTTCTTCCCCGCTGTCCATGAAATCAAATAATGTCGGCTGGTCGATGGATGCTTCTGCCGACTGCAGGTATCCGACGCCATCTTTGAAATAATCGACGTTTAATTCAATCCCAAATCCATACCGTCCCATCTTAACCGCTTCGTATGGTACCGTCATCAGCCCGCCGAACGGATCCAGAACAGTTTCACCCGGATTACTATAACGATTGATAATCCGCTGTACGATATCAATTTGCAAAGGACAAACGTGCATTTCTCTTTTTTTTAGATGCTGGTCTTTGTTGAGTGTATTCATGCGTAAGACATCATCCCAGACATTAGGGTTCCAGCTGGCGGGCGGCGCCGTCATGAACGTTTTAGAAAGGCGGTCCGCTTCCTCTATTCGCTTCGTAATCTCAATGTGTTCATCGTAGTTATAAATATTGCTCTGCGAAAATTTCTTGAATGTCCTCTGGAGCTGATTCATCGGTATGGCTGCAATTTCGTCATGTGATAAAAACCGATCACCGGAAGAACGCCAAAAAGCATGAGCATCCAGCTGCCATTGCGCCAGTGGGTATTCTTCTTTTGTTTTTGAAACCGGCACGTCCGCATAGGCTCTGCTGGTATCGCTCGGCAATTTACGAAACAGGAGAATGTACTCCGGACATCCAACGCCCATCTTGGTACCGTCCTTGCAATCCTGTGTCCATCCGAGTCGATATGTCTGATTGTTTTCCCTTACAACATCGGTTACGACGGTAATCATTCCGAAAAACTGAAACCCGTGTTTCATGTAATGCGTGATGCACAGCGCGTGGAACGGTTCCAACGTCGGCATTCCGGTACCTGTGGCATTCCCAAATAATATTCTGTCTTTTACATGGATTGCGGCAACACGGCCGGGCATTAGGATCCGGTGCAGTTCCGGGGTAAGGTAATCCATCTGATCAAAAAAGGCTTGTGTATCCGGATTATGTCCGAAGTCGTTGTATGTGGATGTGTATTCGTAATGATTCCCGAATGGGATTGATGTATGGATTAATCCGATACTATTATCCGGTATGTCCTTTGCTTCCAGAACGCAGTCGTTATTGACCGCTGTAAAATGTCTTCCGGTGATTTTCACACGCTCAACTCCTATATGGCGGGCCAGTTTGTCCATGATGGACGTGCCGGAAAGCCCGTATTTTTTGACTATCTCTGCCATCTTGGCCGTCATTTCATCGTACTGCTTCCATTTTCTTAGCAGAGCCGCGAGTATTTCCGCTTCACTATCCATGTAGATGATGTCGATAATTACTTGCTGCGTCTGTAGGAAACGATAAATACGGTGAATAGCCTGAATGAAATCATTGAACTCATAATCAATTCCAAGGAAAATCGCCCTATGACAATACTTTTGAAAATTGCATCCGCTGCCGGAAAGCTCTTTTTTCGTTGCAAGTATCCGCGTCCTACCTTCTGAAAAGTCGATGGTATTTTGTTCCCTGGTATCGAGGTCTTGGGTACCGTAAATTTCCACCGCTTCCGGCAATGCTTTTTTAATGGCGCGGCGTTCGTCCTCCAGATCATGCCATACGATAAACCGTTCAAATGGGCTTCTTTTTATAATTGCGGCGGCGGTTTGTATTCTGTCATCAATGCTGTCCCGTTTTTCTCTGTGGGCATCCACTAGGGAAACGGAGGCTTCCCGGAATAGCTTCAGCTGTCCGTCTCTGTCATATCCGGCGGTACCTGCTTCCGCTTTTAGTTCGTGATAGATTACTCTCATTTCCGGCAGATCGTAGCCGGTATCGTCATAACCTAAATCGGAAGGCTTTGAAATGTACAATGCCCAGCTGGACACCCATAACCAAAACTCATTTTCTTTTCCTTCATGAATGGTGAGGTTATTGGCCTTTGTGCTATCCCTTTTAAAGAATCGGGTTAAGGCTTGCCCGGTATCCATTACCTCCAGATAACCGGCGTAGTGGATTAACTCTTTATATTTATTTGGTGCAGGTGTCGCGGTGGCAACCAGCTTATACAGAACACCTTTGAATTTATCCAAAAACACCTGATAAGTTTTGCTTCCAAAGCTGCGGAGGACGGATGCTTCATCCAAGGATGTGACTGTAAAATACTTTGGATCGATATCACCATCGCGCACCCGTTCATAGTTGGTCATGAGGATGGTGCCGCTGGCCGCTTTGACTTCCTCCATGGTTCGGACGTATTGCGGCGGGTCAATATGCAGCAGTTCCACCGCATCATGGACAAACTCCTGACGGACGCCTAGTGGAAGGACTAAAAGCCCTTTACCACCTTTGTACTTAATAATTATCCGGCAAAATTCAAGCTCCTGCGCTGTTTTACCAAGTCCAAAAGCCTCAAACAATGCACGGCGTCCGCCTTTTACAGCCCACACAACCGCATCACGCTGATGCGGCTTTAAAGCAGGGTTAACTTCATCCGGGGAGATTACAAAGCCGCTGTCCTTGGCTATGTCAATTTTGGATTTTAAAAAGTCTATGTAGGCCATCTTTTTATCTCCGATTAATCATTCGGCTTTTCTACCATTCCGGCAATTATCTTTGAAAGCGCCCCGCGCAGTTTGTCCGCTGTTTCGGCGTTACCACTGTCTGTCAGGCTTTTCAGTGCCGCTTGCATATTCTGATATTCACGTTGGAAACTCTCAAAATAAACAGTAAATTTCTGTGTTTCCGGTGCCGCCAGCGCAAGTTGCTTTTCAGCCGCCTTTTGTTTGGCAATGATGGACTCGTTGTCAAGTTTCAGCTGCTTTAGCTCCTTTTGATATTTGGCTTCAACCTCCGCTTTTGCATCCTCAGCGGTTTTCTTCTCGAGGGAAATCTGTTCTACCTGACTTTTATATTCTTTTTCCACTTTGGCACGAACATCGGCGCGTAATTTCTTCAATTCATCCTTGGAAGGGCCGGTGGCCTCCGGCTTTATCGCGGCGGCCAGTTCTTCTTTAAAGCGTTCTGTTTCCTCCTGAAGCTTTTTTTCTGCTTCTGTTTTGGCAATATTGGCATTTTCATATAATTTTTTCTGCCCTTCGGCCTGATTCAGCACTTTTTCCTTTTCGGCGATGGCATCTGCTTTTTCTTTTTCGGCCTGTTCCTTGCCTTTAATGGCTTCTTGCAGCTGGCGGGCGGTCATATCTTCCACCGGATTTTCTTTTACAAAATCTTCCCGCTCTTCTGCCGGCAGAGCAAAAAGCGCAATTGCCTGGCTGTATGTGAGATTCCCAAACGTTTGGGATTTTGAGGCTCCTAGCAGATCAATTTGGTTATCTCCATATTCTGTGAAAATGCGCATAAGATTGTTGGCGGTACTCTGACTGTAATCAACCCTATCATGGAGCCATCGCTCCCAATCTCCATAAGGCACTAATTCTTTTGCTTCGCAGAGCCGCTGTCCTATTTCAATACTGGCGGCAAGCACCTCACGCTTTGTGCGGTTTTTGATTGTATTGATCTCCGCGGCGATAATCGCGCCGTCACGTACCTCGGTAATTTCATTTGTCATGGTTTTTTATCCTACCTTTCTACACTAAGCCGCTGTGGCTCTATTCTTTTTCTTTTTGGCTGGTGCTGCTTTTACTACGTTTTCCAGCCAGTAATATGCAAATTTATTAACCTCTGAGGGAACCGGCATTAAAGCATCATCACGGTATCCGTGGTTTTGAATTATGACCTTCTTCTTCAAATTCAGCTGGAGGGTGTAATACGGGATATCCGGTTCCGCCGCCTTCCGGATGAAGAAGATCGGATTTCCGCTACAGTGTGTTTTTCCATAGCCTCCAACGCAGTGCTGAAGAATTTTGCCCTCTTTGATAAGTTCTTCTTCCGAAGCGGCGGGCTGGATCAGCAGCCCATCCTTCTCAAAACTGTATGGAAGAAGGCACTCATACATTGCCTTAAATTTTTCAATTAGTTCAGGATTTTCTTTGTATTTTGTGGCCATCACCGCGCGGTCATGCGCTGCGTAAAGATGTGGGGGGAATCTGGTTGAATCATCTTTCAGGTTATAACCGAGATTTTCCGCCATGGATATATAATCATTCCAGGTAATGAGAGCATTCGACGGAGTTTCATTTTCTCTTTGTTCTTTCTTCCCTACCTGTTTTACGCAATATCGGGCAATCCTGCACGCACTTTTTCCATGCTTTGTAATTTCATCCAGCGAATATTTGAATGTCTGGATAACGTCCATGACTTCCTGCGGCTTCACGGAAGCGTCCGCCTGTCTCAACTTCCGAAAATTTACAATGTCGTGGCTTTCTGCCTGCTTTTCTTTCAAAAACTCGTAATCAAGCTTTGACAGACCGAGCATTTTTCGAGGGGATACTTCTTTCCAATTCACCGCGTCATTGCAGGTCCCCATTCTAATTGCTTCTGCCACTAGTCTCCCATATCCCTGAACCAGCAAATTTTCAGCCTGCGGATGCTTTCGGTAGAACATCAGATAACTGACGGGATAACATTCTCTTTCGCTCTGGCAACAGCTTATATATTTATGAAATTTACTGTTTTCGAACGGAGTTCCACAAAATACGTTTTTTCCGATCGGGTATATCAATTTTCCGCACCCGTACATATCTGAGTATCTTTTACGAATTTCCCACCGATCAGTCAGTATCCGCGTATCCATGCAGGCATACCATGCGCAATACCGATACGCTTTTTTAGGCGTGAAAACATAGGCTTCATATTTTTGCACTAGATAGTTCGATACACCCTGCTTGTCCAAGGCACGTGATACCTGAAAAGCGGTGAGAATCAGATTTTTTCCATCTTTCGAAAGAATGATAGGGTATGCGATTCCAACTTCCCCCCTACCAATACGGCCAACATGCATGCATTCGACTTCCGCACCGCACAGCGGGCATTTTGTCTTTTTACTGTCTTCGATAACACATTCTCCCGAATGGCCGCGGTATTTGCTGTAATAGCTGCTTGCGTAACCATAGGAGCACCCACAATTCTGATGAGCGTCATTGTCCCGCTCCGCTGTGAAGTGATGCCCGCAGGCGGTACATACGACATCAAGGCATTTTGATTTATTCCCGCTGTCATCGGTATCCCATCCGCACTGATAAATCAGCCATTCCTTCTTGAAACAGCCTTTCTTTTTCAGCCATTGCACAAGGTCTTTCGGCGGCTCCGAAATCTTGCTGATAAAATTGATTTCTTCCATGGTGCCACCCCTCAAAGCAGATCCGTCAGGCTTATTACCTGAAATTTCGTCTTTTCCGGTTCGTCCGTCTGGCTCAACCCGTAAAACTCACAGATTATTCTTTCCGCCTCGTTTGGGGGACAGCATCCGCAATTCCCGTTTTTATGAGCATCCGCAAATTCATGTATTTTCTTTTCGCAGTCTGTAATCGCCATTCCATCCTGTTCAATATCCTGTTCAACCAGTTCGGCCGCTGTGGGCGATTTTTTAATGATATCTTTCAGCTGCTCCCCCACACAAAATGCAGGGCTGAATTTGTCCAGTTTAGATTGCTGGGCTTCGATCATTTCAATTGCTTTTTCTAACATTTTTATGCACTCCTTTTTTTATTCCCGAGCGTTTGGGATTTTGGCGCGAGTTCTTCGTTACCCGTGCTGTGGATTCTGTCGCCGTTTGTCATGTTTTTCTCTCTGTGTCGCCTAAGTGCTTTGTATTCGTTGTATTGTTGACGGTAATGATAACTAGCCCCAAACACGTTCCATGCGGCCTTTACTAAATTCGGCTCAAACGGCCGTATTTTTTCCAAATCCTCTACCGCTTTTGCCGATATGGAGCATCCGCAACAACCTGTACGGGTTAGGCCGTATACTTCATAGGCATCTGAATAGCGAATTCCGTAGTAGTCTTTGTACCACTGCTTATCTGCGTCCGACACATAAAACAGAGGTCGGAGTCTGTACTTGCCGCCAGTCGATTCGGAAAAGCACATTGACGTATTATCCTTGCGGGGAACAGACCGCATTCCGCCCTCGTCCCGGCGCTCTCCTGTGATAACCATGTCAAATGATTTTTGCACGCTATGTGCGAGTTGCTTTTTGCAGCAATTGCAGCACTTGTTACTGACACGAAACGGAATCGGATTTTCTTTGATGAAATCGAGCATGTATTTTGACGAACCGATGACTAACTGAATGTCTGGCCTTGGCTCCCCTGCGGAATTACAACCGCACAGAAAATTAATTGCTGATTCGCACTTTGGGTAACGTTCGCGAAGCTCAGCCCGTTTTGCCCCCCTATCCTCTGCGTTAGCGTATTCATCCGCAATTGAAAGCGGTATGTTTTTGCGTTGGACACCTTCCAGCCCAGCTGACATAATTTTGGATACAAACGGTATCCCATACTCTCGCGTTGCCAACACTATGTTCTTTTTGGGTTTATATTTGTTGATTTTGACTCCGTATAGTTTTTCCACCTCGTGGACGTGCCGCTTGGTTGCTTTCATTTCAAGGCCTGTGTTAAAAAAGCAATATTGGACAGGTGGTAGATTGAAAATTTTGCGCACCGTCTCAATCAGGTGCAGCAGTATATCACTGTCACTTCCGCCAGAATACGAACAAATCGCATTAGGGTGTTCAATCAGCCGTTTTGCAATTATGCTTTTAATTGCTTCAAACTTTGCCGGTGCGTCAAAATCCGCATAGGCCGGCCGGTCTGTGTATACTTTGCTTTTGTATGTGCCTTTCATTCTCCCCTACTCCCTTTTTCTGACCTTTTTTCGCTCCGGCTGAATCTGAACCATGCTGTAAAATTGGTAAGGATATCCGGTAATCTCGCTTACCCCGTTTACCGTTTTATCTTTTTCGATAAAGTACCCCTTCAGGGCCTTTGGCTCTTTACGCCAGCTGTTCCGGTTTATCTCTTTGATTTTGATAACTGGTTTTTCAAGATTGCGGCTAGCATTCCATCGTTTCCGATATGGAGCATCCGGCAATCGGAAAGATTTATCCGTTTCTTTTATGAGGTATGCTGCCAGCTGACCATATTGACCGCTGTCGTCCAGATATGTTGGCCGAGCCTTTCCGTATGGCCAAAGAGGAGTAACTTCCCGCATATCAATACCACTGATTACCAAATGATGATGGATTGCTTTATTCAGGTATTCCGTGACGCATATGTATTTGAGTTCCCGCCCATCCTTTCGGTAGAGCGCCCGGAGGTCTCGAAGAAATTTTTCAAGATAAGCCTTTGCTTCTTTGGGAGGTGGCCGCATTCCCTTAATGTAGGTCAATACCAGATGGATGTCATTCCATCCGAAATTCGTATTTAATGTCCACCGTAAATTTGCTTCGGAATTTCGGCGGTTTACTTCTTGCACATCTTCGGGGGTAGGCTGGTGGTTTTTTTCACGAATTATTCCTTTTCTTCCTAATCTGGCCGAATACCCTTTCATCTTTTCCGCGGTCATCCCGGCAATAACCGTCTTCTCGTAGTAAGGCACTTTTTCACTTCCTTGTTTTCTGATTCCTGTCGGTAAGTTAATACCTTTAACAAGGTGTCAACGGGGCCACATCGCCCCGTTTTTGTTGACTTTTTGTGCCCTGTGTGCTATAATAAAAATATAGAATTTTTACAGGCACAGGATAGAATGACGAAGCGATTTGAGCCGCTCCGTCATTCTTTTTTTATGTCAATTTTCAAGGTCCGCATGGGTTAGTTTTTCGGCTGCGTAATCTGCCGGGCATCAACTTCACCGACCAGCTTTTCAACCATCTTCCGAATGCTAGGCTGAAACAGCCACAGTTCAAACTCTAATCGCTGCTTGTCCGACATTGGTGTGTGAAGATTGATTTTTTTATCTTCACAGTACCGGCGCATCAGAGCAAATATTACAGGATGGTTAATGTTGGTCATATAGTAGTTTCCGGATTCACTTCGTTTTGGGTTTCCTGCACCCGTGGCCATCTTCGCTGCAAGTTCAATGACTTCCATTATGTATGGCTCCTTTTCAGGTGACGAGTTACCGCGTCAAATGCTTCACCAGTATTGCTGCGGAGCCTGTCCACTTCTTTAATCAGCTTATGTTGACGCGCCGCCAGTGTGACCACTGCGCAAAGCAGCATGACATTGATCATTGTTGACATAACCTTTACTCCTTCCTGTTTCGGACACGACCGGCAAGATGCGCCATTCATATCCGTAATTTCTTTCCTTGGCGCTTTCTAAACTAATAATCGCGGATATCATGTTTGAAAACGGCTTAAGAAAGTTTTCAAACTCCGCACCAGTTTTGAACATTGGAAAACGCTGAACTTGATACTGCGTCATAGCTTTCCTCCAAGTGGTTGTCCGGTATAACGGTTCTTGCCTTCCGCTTCAAGTTTGTCACCGAGGCGGCGGCGCAGAAGCGCATCCACGGTCATTATGTAATTTGACCAGGCTTCAATTGGATTCTCATATTCCCGGCATTCGTTGAAATTGTAACCGCCGCCCTCTTTGGGTTCGCATCCAAGAAGAACGTCATATTTATTTGATTCTTCATCATGAGCAAAGGCTACGGTTAAAGTCCTACATATGTGATGCACGGTTAATCCCTCTCGGTTTAAAGTTGTAACAGCATGCCGACTCAATAGGCATATGACGCTTTCCTCGTTCGCAGCCAAAGCAGGGTGCCGGCCTGAATCCGTCCGGTACTCTTTCCATACCTGCCAAGCAGATTCCGATATTTGCACAGAAGTTGCACTGGCAGCGGCAGCAGTCAAGTTCATCGGTGCCTTTGGCTTCGGGTGCTCTTTGGGCATACAAAATCAATATGTGCTGCAGCGTTCCGCTGATTTCCGTGAGGGATTTTATTACTTTTTCAAGTTCGCGTTGATATTCATACATTTTTCCGCACGCTCCTTTGGAACTGAGTTCTTGTAAATATTTCCTTTCCAGAGTAGAATATTGTCGGAAAGGAGGTGAATAAAATGACAATTGATGGTGCTGTGGTCAAAGAGCAGGGCATAACATTTGGAATTATAGTTGTGAAAAGTTTTGTGCTTGATAGCCCTAATGACCGGGAAGAGTGGATGCGTTTAGGAATACAGGCATTCGGCATGATGCCAATTATCCTAATGGCACAAAACTCTAACGGTGTACCTACTTATTGGGGGCGAAAAGACATCTCTCAATTTTTGGGAAATATCGATTTTAGACGAATTCCTTGGAAACGCTACACTCTCAATTAGCCTTTCCAACTGCAAAAGTACTTTCTATGTTTTGCCCGTCGCGAGAAAGCTGCATTTTTGGTTTTATCCCTTTGATTTGTTCGGGATGAATGTCAGTAGCTTCTTCGATGGGCAATCCTTTTAATTTTGCAAATGCATTGCTATCCATTCTCTCTTCCTCCTTTCTTTCCAAATCCCAAGCGTTTGGGATTATAGCCTGTCCTACTTTAAAAAGGATTTTTAACGGAACTTTGATTTACGCAAATGTGCGTGCAAGTTGTTCTGCGGTAATCATTTCGCTAAGACCTCTGCGATGAAGAGTTTTTGTCGACACTCCGATAATCGTGGCGGCTTCCTGTTGACTGTATACCAGCTTGTCGGGGTATTTTTCGTCCGCGCGCTTACGAATACGTTCGAGCGTATCCTGATAAAGTTCTTTTTCACGTGGCATGAGCCCGTTCCCCTTTCTGTGGTACCATTGTTGGTACTTCGGTTTTTTTATTAGTATTGTAATTCCGAACATTTGTGCTATACTGAATTTACTGTTTTTGATGAATTAATTCGTCCAAAGCTTTTTTAAATGATTGCTCCGCGCTTTTAGGCTTCCTGTGTCCATTGAGTACCGCACTAACATATTTGGAGTTGTACCCAAGTTTTTCTGCAAGTTGCTTTGCAGTAATGCAATTTAGGTGCATTTTGCCAATAATATCAGCTGTCCATTGTTCAGGCATACAAAAATTCACTCCTTTCAACATTTTTGTTGAAATTGGTAAACAAAAGTGATACTATAAGTTTGTTGAAGAAATACAGCATAATATTTTGTTTACTAATTTCTTTTTTTGTTTACTGAATTCATCTTTTCTGAATTTATTATATGATGAATTTAGTGAACAGTCAATACATATTTGTGAATTTAGTGAACATTTATGTTATGCACAAATAACGGAGGCGCTTTTTGTGTTTTATGACATTTATGTTAACCTGTGTAAGAGTAAAAAAGTTAGTCCATCAAAAGCAGCAGAACAGGTCGGGCTTAATCGTACTTCTGTCGTTAAATGGAAAGGTGGAACTGTCCCTAGCGGAGATACATTGAATAAGTTTGCACAATATTTTGGTGTCTCTATTGACTATTTACTTGGAAACAAACAAAAAGAAACGCCCACCCTTACTAAAAAGGACGAGCGTGAAATAACATTTGATGATTTTACTTATGCGCTTCATGGTGAGGCTAAAGAGCTTACAGATGAAAACAAGCAAAAACTCTTAGAAATGGCTCGGTTGTTTAAAATGAGCCAAGATCAGGAGAAAAACAAAAAATAGCTCTTTGAGGAGGGCTGTATGACGGAATTATCCGAACTTTATAACGATCTTGAAAAACACAGCATCAGACTTTTTACAAAAGATATTGGCTTTGTGGATGCAGCAACAATTGAAATCGATGGTGAGTATGGCATTTTTTTAGATTTATCATGTTTTAGTACCATCAAAAATTATAAAGAATGCCTTGCTCACGAGATCGGGCACTGTGCAACGGGGTGTACATATAAAGTGAGCAGCTCTCTGGATCTGATGATCAAGCACGAGTATAAGGCAAACCGTTGGGCCTTTGAACGGTACCTAACATTTGATGCTTTAAATGCTGCTATAATTGACGGATACGGCGAACTGTGGCAGCTTTCTGAATACTTCGATTTCCCTGAAGATTTTATTAATAAAGCAGTCGCATATTACGAAATATCGCGAGAAAGAAAATTTGGTTAATTATTTACATAGGAAGAGGATAGCCCTTATGCTCCCAAGTACCATTACCCATAAGTTTCTTCTAGTCAACAATGATTCCAGCGATAAGCCACCTGACTTTTCCGTTGTTGTTTCAGGAGACGAAATGAAGCCGCTTCTATCAGAAGGCGATATCTTGCTAATAAAAAAACAAGATTTCGCCGAACATGGAGATCTAGGAATATTTTTAATTTATGGAGTACGTCACGTTAAAAAGATGTATTTTAAAGATGGTTATGTTTGTTTGACTTCATTAGACACCAATTGTGGCAATATCACTCTTAATGATATTCACAATCTTACATGCGAAGGAAAAGTTGTTAAAGTGTTGCATTCAGGCGAATGTAAATTCATTGAAATATAAAAAAGCCCACACGCTACTGCAAATAACGTGCGGACTCACAAATAGAAATTTCCGTGCGGGAAACTCCCTGATCATTGTAGCATATTGGCATTATATGTCAATAAAAAGGGAGTAGTAAAATGAGTAACTTGAAATGGAAAGTTTACAATCTTATTCGTGACGATGATGAAAACGACTTAGCAAGCAATATATTTGATGGCGTAATTATATCTCTAATTATCATAAACGTTATTATGGTAATCGTTGATACGTTTAATGGCCTGCCAAATTGGTATCAATCCTTGTCGGATGTTATAGAGATTGTCTCTGTAATCATATTTACTGCAGAGTATTTGCTCCGTGTCTGGACGGCTCCTTATATCTACACGGACAAGTGTCCGGTACTTGCGCGGCTGCGGTACATTGCATCATTTATGGCAATGATTGATTTGCTGGCAATCTTGCCGTTTTATATACCTTTTATCATTCCAGTTGATTTGCGCGTTTTAAGGGCGCTGCGAATGGTCAGACTATTGCGACTCTTTAAAGCTAACCGATACTCAAACGCTATGCGGACTATTGGCAATGTTTTTAAAAAACGTGCAAGCCAGCTTGTATCGTCGTTTATTGTGATATTTATTTTAATGATTATAGCATCCGTGCTTATGTGTGACGCTGAAAAATCAGCGCAACCGGATAAGTTTAGCAATGCGATATCAGGGCTTTGGTGGGCAGTGGCGACCTTTACAACAGTAGGATATGGCGATATTTATCCCATAACCGCCGTTGGGAAAATTTTAAGCGGTGTTATTGCCATACTAGGTATAGGACTTGTTGCGGTACCAACCGGTATCATAAGCGCCGGGTTTATGGAGCAAATCGAAGAAGAAAAAGCTGAAATTTCAGAAGATAAAAAACCGTATTGCCCATATTGTGGGCATAAGCTTGAATAAAATAAAAATGCCCGCTCCGTCTGAACCACGGAACGAGCAAACCCATCAACCAAGGGCTGACAGTACAATCACTTGCATTACATATTGTACCAGTTCAGCCCGGAATAATCAATAACCCGGGCATTTTTATGCCTAATTTTAGGAGGTACAATTTTGGCAAAGAAAAAAATAACGGACGGATTGCGTTTAAAGCCAAATGACGTATACGAACGCGCAGAAGTTATAAACGGCAAGCGGCGCTGGTTTTCATCAAAAAACCCGGAAGAGGTATGGAGAAAACGTAATGCTGCATTAGGCGAAGCTGAAAATGAGCAACTTGAAAAAGATAAAGGGCCGTTGTTTAGCGTTGTTGCGGATGAATACGAAGAACATGTACGCAGCATGAAAAATGGTACACAGCGAAGTTATCTTCCTGCCATTGCCCGTGCACGTGACACATTTGGAGAAAAGCACATGCGCGAAATAGAGCCATACATGATTTCTGAATTTTTGCAGGGAATATCATCTATGGCTAAGACAACGGTAAGCAATCAGAAATCTGTGTTAAACGCTATTTTTCAGCTGTGGGTTGAAAGTCCTAAATGGCGCGGCGATAAGAACCCATCCAAAACGGTTAGTTTGCCGCGTGGATTAAAGCATACAAAGCGTGAGCCGCCAACGGATGATCAGGTTAAGATTGTAAAAGATCACTATTTAGATTCAGACGCACTACCGGCTGTCGTATTCCTGTGTACTGGAGAACGCCGTGGCGAAGCCTGCGGAATTCAGCTGAAGGATATTGATTTTGAAAATAAACAAATCAGCATTAACAATTCGGTAGAACATATCGGGGATAAGCCACACGTTACTACAACTAAGACACCGGCAGGAATAAGAAGAATCCCTCTGCTGTCAATGCTCAATGAAGCATTACAACCTCTAAAAAGCTTACCTGAGGATACCTATATATTAAGTGGTACAGACGAACCGCTGACCACATCACGATATAACCGGATATGGGCGAACTTTTGGCATAAATACGGGTATGCATCAGAGCTGTGCTACAAAAGCAAGACTAAGCTTTCGGATGGGAAAATCAAAGAATACACGCATAAAGAGTGGAAGGCCGACGTATGCGCCCATCAGTTTCGGCACGAATACGTCTGTATGCTGTGTTTGGCCGGAGTTCCGGAGGAAGTTGCAATCCTACTTGTCGGACACGCAAATGTTCAGATGATTCACGAAGTTTATTTATCGCTTAAACCGCAAATGATAGAAAGTGCGGGTAACAAGCTTAATGACTTCTTAAATAAAAAAGTTTAG